GCGAAAAGCGTAAAGAGTTTGCATATAAGTTAATTGATTTACTTAACGATAGTCAATTAACAATAGAACAGTTAATAAAAAAAGAGTCTAAGTATATGAGTATGTACTTTGATTTTAAAAACAAAGTATTAGTATTGCAAAAGGAATTAGATAAGTTAGAAACAGAAAACAAACATTTAAAAGATAACCTATGCTAACATTATTTGAAAATCAAAGATTAAAGTTTAAACCAGTATTGAATGATACGGTAGAGAATTTAAGCGATAAGAAGTTCCGTTGCTATGGTTTTGGAGTAACATTTAAAAATGGGGTTAAAGAGGATTATTATTTGTATCGTCAATTTAATACTGAAGGCATCCCTATCGAGTTTACTGTTACCGATATTGAATATTGTTTGGCTATGGAGAATAAAAGATTGTTTAAGATATAACATCAAAATAGGTATCGTTAATTCTTATTAATGATTCCTATTGACTGTTATCGGCTAGTATCAATTCTTATTGATATTGCCGAAATTAATTAAACTAAATAACTATGATAATACCTTTAATCATTCGTATAACTATGCTAACTTATGGCAATGTTTACACAATTTGCGTTTCACAAAATGTGAAATTTCCTGAGGTAGTAACGGCTCAATCGGTGCTAGAGACTGGTTGGTATAAATGTAAATCCTGTTCACTAGATAAAAATAATATCTTTGGATTTAGTAATGGCAATTATCTTACCTTTGACCATTGGATGCAATCGGTTATGTATTATAAAAAGTGGCAAGATAAATATGCTCCTGAGTTATGCACTAATGATGAGTACTTACAATGGTTAAAAGACTTTGGATACTTCACAGATGAGAATTACATAAACAAAATAAACGATATACTATGAAAGCAATTTTAGAATTTGATTTAGATAACCAAGACGATAGTAACAAGTACAAACATTACAATAGGTCTATTGATTATTCGATAGCATTGTGGGAGATTTCACAGATACAAAGCCATTTTAAACATTACCATTCAACGCCAAGTTATCAGCAAGTACTAGAATATATTAACGAATTATTTGAAAAAAACAATATAAACATAAACGAACTATCATGACAGGAAGGATGCAAAAAGAGATATTCAATGAAATATCAAGAGGGCATTGGGAATACTTATCTAAGTTATATAGTAACTCAGGATTTGATGCTATTAAAATTGAGGCAAAGAAATTAAAGGTACATCCTAGCCATCTAGTAGCTAAAATTAATCAATTTAATAAAGAAATGATTGAGTTTAAAAAAATCAGTAGTGAATTAGATATACTTAAAGACTTATCGTTTACTGAGCGTTTGCAATTAGCTTTGAATTATAGTAATAATTATTTTGAGTTTAGTGATAATAATACTAATTTAGCGGAATGAAAATATCAGTTATTCACCCATCACGAAATAGACCTGAAAGAGCCAGTAAGGTATTCAATGAAATGATTTCTAAGGCTGATAAACCTAAATTAATCGAATACATAATATCTATTGACAATGACGAAACTAAAGATTATACGAATATTAGCTGCGGTATATATACTCCTATTACACTTGTTAGCGATAATAGGTATTGTGTCGGTGCTATAAACAACGGTGCTAAAGCCTCAACAGGTAAAATACTAATGGTTGCCTCAGACGATTTTGACGAGTGGCCAAAAGGATGGGACACTACAATAAGAAAGGCATTGAAAGGTTATAAGTGTAAATTATTAAAGACTAACGATGGCTCTCAACAATGGATAGCAACCTTACCAATTATGGATAGGGCATTGTATGAGAAACTAGGTTACATTTATAATCCACTTTACAAGCACATGTTTTGCGACACTGACCTATCTAGTGTTTGTGATTTAATAGGTGCAACCGTTTACAGGTTAGATATTATATTTAAGCATAACCATTACACTAAGTTAAAGAATAAAGATGCCATTAACCAACGCAACGATGCAACTTGGAGCGAAGGTGAGGCAATATATTTAAAGCGTTTCAAACAAAATTTTGGGTTATCTAAGGATGAAATAAAAGGCAAAATTAAAGATACTCACCACAAAGAATGGGTAAGGAGAAAATTGAATGATTAAACTTTCAATATTAATACCTTCGATTTTTGAACGTAGCGATTCATTTAATGCGCTTGTAAATAATTTAAAGGCTCAAATAAATACCTGTGGATTTGATAATAGCGTATCCATTATTTCATTGATAGACAAAAGAGGAGATATGACGGTAGGGCATAAGCGCAATTCCCTTATTGAAATGGCGAAGTCTGAATATATTGTTTTTATTGACGATGACGATATGCCTAGTAATGATTATGTGTTAGAATTAATGACTGCTATTAAATCTAATGCCGATGTTATACCGATTAACGGTTACATCACAACGAATGGAAAAAATCAAGCATATTGGGAGATGGGTTTAGGCTTACCTTATGATACTGTAAAACAAAATGGTAAAATTAGTTATCGAAGGTTTCCTAATCACATTGCCTGTATGAAGAGAGAATTGATTTTGCCTTATAAATTTAAAGATATTAATTTCGGAGAGGATTACGAGTGGGCAAAGAGACTAAATGATAACAAAGTATTTAAAACAGAATATAGAATAACAAAACCAATCTACCATTATGTATTCACAAAACAACGAAGAGGAAATAATATTAAATCACTTTAAAAACTTTAAAGGTACATTTTTAGACTTAGGGGCATACGATGGGATAGACCTATCTAATACTAGATCCTTAGTTGAGTTAGGTTGGTCAGGTATTTGTGTTGAGCCTAATCCAGTAATATTTGAAAAGCTATGCGATAATCTAAAGGAATATAATAAAGTTATTCAATATAGGTTTGCAATAGGCACAGAGAATAAAACAGTAACGATGCAAATGAATGATAGTTACTATTCAACGGTTAAGCAGTCTGAAGTAGATAGATGGCGTGGCGCATTTAAGTTTGAGTCAGCAGAAGTACAGATGCTAGACTTTAAATCATTCCTAGAATTTGCTAAGTATAAGACTTTTGATTTTATTAGTATAGATTGTGAGGGATTAGATTACGAGATATTAGAGCAGATTAACCTAGATGAAGTTAAATGTAAAATGGTTTGCGTGGAGACTAATTCTAAAGAAACAGATAAGTATATTGATTATATTCTTAAATTTGAAGGTTTTAAGATTATTAGTATGAATAGAGAGAACTTAATAATGGCAAGATGATATTTGTAATTCATAACGACCAAAGATTTGAAAGGGTTAAAAACTTAAAGGAGCAAACTGAATATGCAGGTATAGATACCTTCGGGATTCAAAAGGCTATATTTACCAGTTCAGCTAAAGCGGGAATATCACAAGCGCACAGGTCAGTAGTGGCGAAGGCAAAGGAGCAGAATTGGCCATACGTTATAATAATGGAAGACGATATTAAGTTTACAGACAAAGATTCATTTTTACTATTTATGAATATGGTTAACATTTGCCCTGAAGAAGTAGATATATTGTTAGGTGGATTATACACTACCTCGCAACTAGATAATTATAAAGGGATGCCATTCTTTAAACAGGTAGATAATGTTTCAGGGTTTCATTGTTACTGCGTATTCGCAAAGGCTTATGATAGATTCCTAGAAGCGCCCGACAATTATCATATAGACAAGTGGGCAACTGGATCTAAGTTAGGCAACCTATTAACATTAACTTGTTATCCATTCCTAGCGATTCAGCAGGATGACTTCTATTCTGACAATAAGAAACAAGTTAAAAACTATTCACATTTACTAAAGAAGTATGAACTATTTGAAAGTAAGAAACTTAGTAAAGTTAAATAATGAAAACAAAGATAGCGATATTCGAGGTAAGGGCAATGAAGGTAAAATACTTTGATTTGCCTATTAGACATTACTTCTATATTTTTAATAATTGATTATGGCACAGGAAGGCAGAGACGAAAACGGTAAGTTTATACATAAAAACTTATGGCACTTAATGAGGTCTAGGATAGGTAAACCTAAACAATATCCAACACCTGAACAGTTAGCCGAAAAAGCACTCGAATACTTTGAATGGGTTGCTGAAACAAAACAGAAAATAACATTCGCTGGACTTAGGCTTTATGTTGATTTTAGTAGAAGTGATTGGTCGAGATATAAAACAGAATATACCGATTATTGCGACACTATGAATCATATCGAACAATTACTCGAAGCTGAATGGGAAGGTAAATTAGGATGGGCTGGTTCAACACAGGGTGCTATCTTTTGGTTAAAGAATAAAGCGGGTTGGAAGGATGAGATTACTCAGAACCAAAACCAAACAGTTACTACGGTTCAGCCGACAATCGTTGGCGATAGTCCTAAGTTAGCTAATGATGAAAAACAAATAGATGTTTAAATGCTCAACCGTATATTTAGCAAACTGGGAGGCATCGGAAGACACCGTAGTAAATCAAGGCGGTACGAGTTCGGGCAAAACCTATTCAATCATTCAAGTCCTTTTCTCTATTGCAATATCTGAGAAAGCTACCATTACCGTAGTTGGTCAGGATATACCTAACCTTAAAGTAGGTGCGTTGAGAGATGCACTAGAAATATACGAGAACTCACCCGAATTGAAAGGCTTAGTTACTTCATATAATAAGACAGACCGTATCTTCGAGTTTACTTCAGGTTCTATAATGGAGTTCAAATCTTATGGCAATCCTCAGGATGCAAAGAGTGGTAAGCGTGACTATTGTTTTTTAAATGAGGCAAACGGTATTCCTTTCGATATTTATACCGAGTTGGCATTAAGAACTCGTAAAAGGGTATTCCTAGACTATAACCCAAATAATGAGTTTTGGGTGCATCAAAAGGTAATAGGTAGACCAAACACTAAACTAATAATATCAGACCATAGGCATAACCCATTTCTATCTGAAAAAGTAAGGGAAAAAATTGAAGGGTTAAAAGAGATTGACCTAGACCTTTGGAAAGTGTACGCTAGGGGTATGACTGGTAAAATTGAGGGATTAATATTCCGTAACTGGCAATATTGCGATGAAATACCAAAGGATGCTAAGTTAGTGGCTTTCGGTTTAGACTTTGGATTTACTAATGATCCAACGGCTATCCTTTCAGTTTATAAACAGGATGGCGAACTTTGGATTAATGAGGAGGTATATTCAAGTGGGTTAACTAATCCTGATATTTACAACTTAATTAAAGACGTGGTTAAAAATAATGAAGTGATAGGGGATAGTGCAGAGCCGAAGTCTATCGAAGAGTTGAGAAGGCTAGGACTTGCAATATACGGGGCAAAGAAAGGCAACGATAGTATTCGTACATCTATCGATATTCTAAAACGATTTAGATTAAATGTAACCAGGTCGTCTACCAACTTAGCAAAAGAATTAAACTCGTATAAATGGAAAACAGACAAGCATACAGGCACATCTATTAATGAGCCTATTGATTTTCTTAATCATGGCATTGATGCGCTTCGTTATGTAGCATTAAACAAATTAAATAGTAATGGAGATTTTGACTACTCATTTAGATTATAATTCTAACGATGCCTTTAAAGACGAGTTATCTGTTTGGACAAAAAAAGAAACTATGAAAAAAATAATAATACCTGAATCGTGGAGTGAAGTAACAATATCACAATTACGTGAGATACTCCAGTTAGACACAACCAACAAAATGAAGTATGCTATCGATGTGGCTTCAATACTTTCAGATACTGACCCTGAAACAATACGAGGTTTAAGTGCAACCTATCTTAATGAAGTAAATAAGTCTTTAGAGTTTATTAATGATTTGCCTAAGTTGGGTTACTCAAACAATTTTACTGTTGACGGTCAACTATACGCTGTCAATGATTTTAAATACTTTACTCTCGGTCAATGGATAGATATTGAGATGCTCGGTAAAGATTGGAAATCTAACCTTCATAAAATATTAGCGGTTATTTATCTACCGGCAACAGAAGTAAAAGGTAAGTTAGTTATTGAAAAGTATGATGGCAAAATTGACGATAGGGCGGAGGTAATGGATAAGATGAAAGTATCGGAGGTGTATTCAGCATCGGTTTTTTTTTCGAATTTCGGGCAGGAACTTATCGTAGGTTCTTCCCTGAAAGCTATGAACAAGGAGATAAAGGAACTGAGGAAGAACTTACCATTGAGGAAAAGGATAATGAGCAATGGAATTGGTATAAGGTCTTGGATAGGCTCTCAGGTGAATCGTTTGTCGATATGGAGAAGGTGGCGGAGAAAAACGCTCTAGCCTGTTTTCAACATTTAATATACTTAAAGTATAAAGATGCGATCAAGAACAGACAGATTAAAGCCGCTCAAAGATTACCTTGAAAAAGAAGGTAAGGCATCCGTTAAGGAAATGCGAGGGTGGTTATCTAGTTGGTCTATTGATGGCGGTAAGTTAGCGAAGTCGATAAAGAGCAAAGTAATTAAAAAGAATAATTTCTTTGAGGTTACTTACGAGTTAGAGGATTATTATGATTATGTGGATAGC